TAGCCGATACAATAGGAGGTACAGATGAATGATACAATCGTTAAGACATTAACAGCTGCAGAGTACTTCTTGAGCAGAAAGAAACACATGGAGCGTTACATTGAAGGTGAACATGCATGGTTGGGTGCAGTGGATCAAGAGGTGGTCTTCAATGCTCGTCCATGGTATCTGGATACAGTATGTGTTTCAGAAACCGACAAGGGGTTCTAAAACCTGCACGGGGATATAGACCCCAGTACGGGAATTTGAACATACACAATAAAAAGTTTCAGAATCATATAGGTGCATGCCAAATTTTTTTATAATTTTTTTTGCCAAATATCCTATATGGCCCATATAGGAAATTTATGGCTTATGAATTGATTCTTTGCATGTAGTACTGATGATGGTGGGTATGTAGCTTGATGTTATTTTCTGTGCAGAAGTTATCTATGGCCACTGTGGCACCTGCACAAGTAGAAAACTTATAATCATCCAGCAGTATTAATCCTTGTTCCACCATTCTGGGATAGAAGAACTCCAAGCATTCCTTGTAAGACTGATACACATCCACATCCAGATGCACAAAGCAGAATTTTTTATCTGCAACAACTTGCGCTGTTTCATGAGGAAATACACCTTTGTGAATCAATATGTTGGGGTAGATGGACAGGGTGTCTTTGACTTCTTCATATTCTGTATGCCCCCGTCCATGCTCATCCTGCCGGCCAAAATCACCTTGCCTGTGTGTATTGTCATATATTTCATCATGGAATGGTATGCCCTCAAATGTATCAAAAAGATGCACAGTTTTGTCTTTAAATATTTCTCCGAAAATAATGCCAACAGCTCCTCGCCACACACCCACTTCACACACATCACCAGGCAATTGTGCAACTGAATTGCTCAACTCCACAATGCTGTTGAGCATCACAGAGGGAATTACTGTTCGAACATTGTTCTTGTAATTGCATTTCTTATATTCCATGGCCATGTGCACAATGGGATTCATATTGTTTAAGCATATGACCGCGTCTTTATGAAACAGAAACTAAAACTTTGTGTGACTCCAAATGTGTTGGTGAAGCGATAGAAGGGAGGGTCGGCATTCACAAAGGTGACAGTGCCTGGTGGATTGCCAATGGATGTGCCCAGACGTACCACACCAGTGCCTCCAACCAAGTAGGCAGAAACTGATCCATCTATAGTCATGCAATTGACAATGAGCAAGCCAGAGGCCAGAGGAAAATCTATGTATGCATTGTTGGCCAGAGACACAGTTGTTCCTGAGGTGTCAATGTAGCCGCTGTCAACTTTTAAATCACCGGTAACTCTGGCATCTCCACTTATATGAAGCTTAGATGTAGGTGTTGCAGTACCTATGCCCACATTGCCCTGTGATATACGCATAGCCTCTGTTGTTACCTCAAAAGTTTGACCATCTCTTTTTGTATTAAAAACTAATGCGTGTCCGGCAGTTGCTCCTATACGAACAGATTGAATGTTTGCACCTAGCCAGGTTACATTGTTAAGGATAGAATTTCTAAATTCTAATACTGAGCCTACATCAGGTTCATTATTATAATTTGTTAAAGCTAGTGTTCTTACAATACCTGATCCACTGGCAACAATTTCCTGCTTTATAACAGGAATTGCTGTCCCAATACCTATATTGCCTGCATTCTGAAACAAAGCAGATACAGGTACACTGAGTGTATTGCCACCTTGACTGTATGGCAACAATGCATTTCCGGCCGGTGCACCTGTCGGTAAATTGGATATCGTCACATCTGCCATATGTATTATTTATGGCTTTACACACGCGGATTTGTGTGCAACTATTTTAAAAAGAATTAGCTCTTAAGAACGCTGGCCAGCTTGCCCTTGAGATCAGTAGTGTACTTCTGCACAAACTTGTCAATGGCATTGTTTGCAGCTTGAATACCTTTGCTGTTGGCAATCTTCACTATTTCATCAGATTCCAATGCAACTGATAATGAATCGCTGGTTTTGTCGTTCTTCTTTATGTTAGTTTCTAGAATGATTTTCACTGAACTATTTATTTATATATTATCATAATGCAACAATTAAATAATAACATGGCCGAAAAAAAGAAGATTAAGAAAGTTAACAAGCTTTCCCTGAAAGAGTGTGCAGACATAATTGATAAATTAGGAGGCCAATCGCAATGTCAATATGTGCAGAAGGTGTTGGAGCGTCAGAGTGCATTGTTTGTGCAGAAAGCATTTGATAACAAATAACCACATGCTACAATGGTATGCATGAGCGCTACAGTTTGTAAATGCTCGCAAGCAACGCGCAGATGCTGGCAGATCTCGCAAGTGATATAATTAACAGCCTAACACCAGAACATGAAGTTAAAGTAAGACCAGGCTACAGCATCCAAGTGTGTAATTCAGATATTGCCACGTCTGCCATATATGGTATTTATTCATTAGATAACATAAATACTAACAGTGAACAATGATTGTCATCTCATATTTGAAGCATACACCAGCCCAGGTGTGCCTGCAGTGCCTGTTGTAACACAATCCAAACCATTGAACACTGCACCCACAAGACCACCTGCAACTGAAAATGAAGAACACAAGGAAAAGAAAGAACAGAAGATTTCCTTGGAAGATATCAACAGTGAACGCAAGGCCATACATGCTGCCTACGAAATTGTTGATGCCATCTACAAGACAGTCGACTCATTCACACGTGCATCAGAAGTGATCCAAACTATCACCTCCGTTCACAGAAATGAACGGAAGCGACAGCTGGGATTAAAGCAATAAGAGAATTATTTCTTAGCAGCTTTGCGATTATTTTTTTCTTCTTGAACACTCTTGCGGGCTTCACGGGCAAATTTAATCACTTCCTGAAGTGCTTTGCGTGTGCGTGTTCCTGCAGCATTATTACCGCCAGAAAACTTCTCGTATTCGGCAGTAAAGGTTGCAACATGTTCTTGAAGGGTGAGTGGATTGATGTTTGACATACATATTTTTATTGAGGCATGCAAGAAAAGCAACTACTAATAAAATAAGTATTAACATGACAAGTGGAAAGAAAATTACTGCCGATCAAATTCTTGACCTGTACATGCAAGCCAAGAAAGAGAAGAAGCCATACAGAAAAGAAGAAATAATGAAAAAAGTTATTCTGCTTTCCAAATATTTGAATCAATGCATGCCTCTAGATAACGTTGCGAGGTAGGATGTCTGTTTTATCTTTTTTTGCCAACACAAGAGCCAACTTTTCTATGTCTTGCAGACTGTCATTGAATCTGTAACCCTCGCAAAGTGGACAGAATATGTCTGAAAATAAAATTATGGACTCACAACATTCACATATTTTGTACAGATCAGCGTGTTTAATTATTAATTGAGCAGCTTTAAGCTTTTTTTCATTGCCACTCACATAAATATTTAAGTGAACAGAGATACAAAAGCTATAATAGAGTCCTATGCAAGCCTGGGCATCAACAACACTGAGCGCAACACTGACTCATATTTGTATGCACCCAAGGAATATCCCCAAGCCAGAAGTGAGAATGAAGAAGTCAGTTCCATGCAGAAGAAGATTTCTACTGATTTATCCAATCTTGCCAACAAGGCTGCCAGAGGATTAAAGGAAGACTATCTTTTTATTGCACCATCTTTGAAGAAAACACTTGAAGATGTAACTAGCATTATTGATAAACTATAATACAATCGTTTGATGCGAACCACATTGGCCTGGCAAGACATCACCCGGGATTGCAAATTGTTGGCAGATAAAATAGATTCCTGTGATGTCATTGTTTCTGCAGGTCGAGGTGGACTGGTGCCCAGTGTGATCATTTCACACATATTAAATGTGCCCATATATAATTTTGGCATAAGAAGCTACACAGATGACAATGTGCCAGGAGAGATAGCGTTTGATCAAACACTGGGCATTAAATTTGTCACAAAATACCGTGACAAAAGAGTCATTATAATTGATGACTTGTCCGATAAAGGCAAAACTATAATGGAGCTAAATAGTTTCTTTGAATTGCAACAATTTACACATTACAAATTTGCCACATTGTACATAAAAGAGTCCACAAGTTATGTTCCAAATTTTTACATAAAACGTTTTGATGATAACATCTGGCTTGACTTTCCCTGGGAATCAGTTAAACTGGATAAATAATAAACATTTAAGTTACCGGTTAAATGCTCTGCCATATTTGGCACTTTTTATGATAACAAAAACAAAAACAAACAAGCTAATATTAATGTTGATGGTGCTTTTCATAGCTACCCCCATTAGCATCACATCATTCAAAGAGAAGACTAGGATTGGATTGAACGAACTGAAGAAAGATCTTAACGGGTTGACATTTAGCAGAGAGAAAGAAGTGGCAAAAAATATTACCATCAAGAATGATGGTATACAGTACATGGACAATTTGATTCCTAAAACAAACAACTACAGAGTACTGACTGTGCGTCTCACAGTGTATTGGGCCAAAGGTGGAGACACTGACAGTGACAGTAGCAGACTCAGGAGCTCCACTGGTTATACTCTCAAACAAGGTGATTCCATAGCCGTAGACCCCAGAATCATACCTTACAAGTCAGATGTGATCATACCCAACATAGGCTTGGTCAGGGCTGTTGACACAGGTACTGCAGTTAAACAGAGGACAGCATCCTGTGGCAAGCTACCTGTGATTGATGTGTTTTTTACCAACAAAAGAGATGCATTGATCTTTGCAAATAATAATCCTAAAATTGTAAAGGTGGCTGTTTTAAATTAAATAATTAGGTGAAATTTAATAAGCTTGTTGAAGAACTCATGGAAGCAGTTGCAGATGCACCTCCACTGCCACCACCTGCCATAATGCAAAGGGCAACAGATACCAAGCTCACTTTTGACGACATCTTCAATTTTGTCAAAGAACATGAAGGCTATAAGCCACATGTGTACAAAGATAGTTTGGGCATACCCACCATAGGCATTGGATTGAACTTGATGAGACCTGATGCAAAGAATATTCTGCAGCAGGTGGGTGTTAATTATAATGATGCCAAGGCAGGTGTCATTGACCTCACAGACGACCAGATAAGAGAGATATTTAAAATTACAATTAACATTGCATACAAAGATGCAAAGCAATGGTTGCCCAATTTTGATTCGCTGCCCAAGAACATGAAGCTGGCAGTGCTGGATCTTTCTTTCAACATGGGATATGCCAGATTAAGCAAATTTATTAAAACAAAAGATTTTATCCTTGCCAAAGATTATAAAGCTGCAGCAAAAGAATTGCAAAACAGCAAATGGGCAACCCAGGTGGGCAAGCGTGTGAAGAGTGTAATTAATCTTTTTTTGACTTCTTAATCTTCTTTTTTGGTAATTTAATTTTTACTGTGCTCATTTTACTTGGAAATGTGTTCTGTATATCACCAGATGTCATTCCCATGTCTGGTCCTGAATTTACAGCTGTCTGAGTGCCAGGAAATACATTAAAATCTTCCAGTAAAGACTTAACTAGTTTTTCGTATTTCATCCTGTAGATTATTCACTTTGGTTTGCAGTGCCTTGATAGACTCCACAAGCAATGGTATGACAGATTCATAATTTACACCCATATAGCCATCTGCTCTGTGTTCAACAGACAGAGGCAGCACTCGCTCCACATCTTGTGCAATGAGCCCATAATTTTTCTTGCCTTTTAAATGTGCAGGAGAATTGGAGTTGAATGTGAATTCGTATCCAACAAGACTGCCGATTTTATCCAGAGGGTCTTGCAATACATTCAAATCTTCTTTTAATCTGAGATCTGAGGAAGTATAGAATGCTACAACATCTCCTGTCACAGTGAGTGTGCCACCGACACTGCTGTTTGCAGTGGTACTTATGCCTCCTGTCACATTAATGTTGCCAGTGATTGAGTTTGTGGATGTGCTATTCACCTCAAGGTTGCCCTCCACGCGTGCAGGTGCTTTTATGGTGACCATGTTGTCCGCTAAAATTGTTGACACAACCAGATTTGTGTTGACTCGAAGCACTCCTGCATTTGCAGCACCAATGAGATTTGTTGTACCATTGTTCACAAGAGCACCAGTGTTCATGGTTGTGTTGCCATTGATGGTAATTGCTTTTGTAGTTGTAGTGCCATTTATACTGAAATCACTGTGAGCAGAAGTAGCAGAAACAAAAGTAAGTCTTCTGATCGGGTCAGGAGTAATTCTAAAATAGGTTAAATCCAGAGAAACAGAATTGCCATTAATATCTACACCATTGTCACTGTTCAAGCCACCACCCACCACTGTGGAGAATGGAATGGATGTTAAAGTTGATAGTGATGTCCTACCTACCAAATGATTCTCATATACAAAGATGTCATTCAATGCTGCATCAGTACTCTGGCTATTACCCTTCACAGTGAAAGCAGGGGGGTTGGAAAAATGATAATTTTGCACCCCGCCTGTCTTGATGCGGATGGGCTGATTGAATGCTGTTTTTTCTAGTGATACACCATCAACCACATCAAAAAACAGCTGTTCCTTTCTTACACCACCACTCTTTATTGTCAATACTGAGTTGTTGATCAATTGGAATTGATCTGTGTTGATGACAACCACAGAATCATACTTTGCCAGATTGGTGGATAGAGGAGGAAAAGCTGTCACAGCAGAAAGTGAATATATGTTTCTTGTGGCTTTGTCATACAAAAAGTCACCAACTGATGCACCCTGTGCATTGAACAGTGCAATAGCTTCACTAGTGAACCCGTTTGTCGATGATCCAAATAATGCACTGACTATGCCCAAGTTTCTGCTGCCCACTACAGTGCCGCCTTTAGTAGTCCCGTCACCAATAAACAATCTCCTTGTATCTGTGCAGTATGCAGGCTCACCAGAACTGAATATGATACCACCAGAATTAGCTGTTCTTCTTTGAACATCTGTTCCTTGTCGGACTAAGATTTTTGATACTATGTCGGCCATATTTTATATATTTATTAAAATTAGTGATTTAACAACAATAAGTACTTATTGTGAACAAGTTATATTCTGCAGTACTTGCAGGTAAAAATACAATAAATGTATTTGATGTCATGAAGGGCATCAAGACCTACAGTCTCAATCTGGGCACTGCAGAGATCATCAATGGCCCCATAGTTACACAAGACAGAATGACAATTGTCACCAAGGAAGCCAATGGCAATGTGAGAGGCAAAGTGTACAGCCTGCCCAAAGGCATATTGTCTTACTCATTTCAAATCAAGTAATATGAAGAAAAACAGCCCCATATTAAATGTAAAAAAGCTTCAGGATGAGGTAAAAGAGGTTTACAAGGTTGTTTTTCAGGGCAACGGCAAACCAGCAATTACAACACAATTATCAGAGCTCACTGGCAAACTTAAAGCGCACTCAGAACATGTGGAAACATGCTTGCAGCATGTGGATGAGAAGATCGATGGATTGGAGAGAGAGATAGAGCTCAAGTTTAAAAATATTACAGATGTGGTAACAGAAAAATTCAACAGCATTACAGTGCAAATAACAAGTGAATTTGGTCGCAAAAGATCAGAGTCAACTAACATGTGGAATTTTAGAATTGCTCTGACCACAGCAGTACTTGCTTCCATAACATCGTTTTTGGTGGTTCTAATCACAGATTTTTTGAAGCGAGTTCATTAATAGTGTTGATCTACAAATATTTGTTCATATAATACGCCTATGGCATTATTAGATGTGAATCTCTGTGAGCAACCGCTCGATGTAGAAGAGTTCTCTTATCTCTCTGATACAGATTACCCCTTGTGCATGCTGGGATTTCAGATTAAAAATCTGTATGATCAAAAAAGACTGGTCATAAATAAAAACTTCAATCCAATTAGTGTCATTCATTTTGTTCCCAATGAGCCGTTGGAGCCTAAATTTTTTAAAGGCATAAGGATTGCATTTAAAAATAAATACTTACCCCTGTTGAAGCAATTGGATGACCTGGGCACAGACCATAGCATCAAGTTAACTAAGAATTTTTATGATAACCTTCTGACCAAATACAACCTGAAGTGTGATGATTGTTATGCTTTTTTAAACCGGGGCATCTATCCAATCAATGGTGAATATTTGAACAATTTGACTGATTCAAAAATAAACATGGATGATCTTTATTCAAAGGTTCTCAATACTGAAAGTGGCTTTCAATCGTATGGATATTTTTCTATTTATGTTTTGAGCAATAAAAATATACAAAATACAACAACAAAAAAATTTATTAAATCAGCACTAACTAACTACAGCAACGATAAAAACAAATAAATACTTTCTGTATGTTGCGTTATTGTACTAAGTAAAAATACTCATGAGTTCACAAACCTATGTCAAAAAAAGAGATGGTGTATTAGAAAAATTTAATATTGAAAAAATTAATAAGGTCATTCTGTGGGCCACAGAAGGCATATCTGGTGTTAGTTTATCTGAAGTGGAGATCAATGCCAAACTGAACATTGTTGAAAACATCTCCACATGTGACATTCATCAAGTATTAATTGAATCAGCTGCAAACTTAATTTCTCTTGAAAAGCCAAATTATCAATTTGTGGCTGGTCGACTTCTTAATTATCAGTTACGAAAAGATGTGTGGGGTGGCAAGCATGCACCAAGACTAATTGACGTGATCTATACTGGGCTAAGAAAAGAAATTTATGACAAGGCAATTTTAGAGAGATACACAAAAGATGAAATAAACAAGATTGGCGAATTTATTGATCATGACCGCGACTTTCTGTTTACATATGCTGGTATCAAGCAGCTGTGTGACAAGTATCTGGTTAAGAACCGGGTCACAGATGTAATTTATGAAACACCCCAGTTTGCTTATATTCTCATTGCTGCATATGCTTTTATAAATTACCCCAAAGAAACAAGACTGGAATATGTGCAAAGATTTTATAATGCCATATCCAGGCACAAGATTAACTTGCCCACCCCCATCATGGCAGGTGTGCGTACCAATTCGAAAAGTTATGCAAGCTGCTGCTTGATAGGTGTGGAGGACAACAAAGAATCAATCACAGCATCTGGCACAGCTGTCTCCATTGCCACTGCCAGTAGATGTGGAATTGGCATTGATGTCTCCAAGATAAGAGCCATTGGTGCACCAGTCAACAATGGTGAAGTTGTGCACACAGGTGTTATTCCGTTTTTAAAGATTTTTGAAGCCTCAGTCAAAGCATGGCAGCAGAATGGATTGAGGGGTGGTTCAGCCACTACTAACATTCAGTGGTGGCATTATGAGATAGAGGATATTGTTGTTCTCAAGAACAACGCAGGGACTGATGATAATAGAGTGAGAAAACTTGATTATACAGTGGGCATGTCCAAGATGTTTTATGACAGAGTATTGAAGGATGAACAGATCACTCTGTTCTCTCCTCATGAAGTGCCTGAACTATGGGAAGCTTGGGGCACACCCAAGTTTGACAAGGTGTATAGAGAGCATGAAGAGAGCAAAAAAATAAAGCTAAAGAAAAAAATATCAGCACGAAAATTGTTTGGATTGATAGTCAAAGAACGTGTTGAGACAGGTAGAATTTATATTCTTAATGTGGATACAGCAAATGAACATGGTGCATGGTCAGACAAGGTGACCATGAGCAACTTGTGCACAGAAGTTATTCACCCCACCATACCTCTCAATGATTATAATGATCCTGAAGCTGAAATAGGCATGTGCATCTTGTCTGCCATCAACATGCTGGAGATCAAAGATTGGAAGGATCTTGAGAAGACATGTGACTTGGTTGTTAGATTCTTGGAGGAAATTATTGATGTTCAAACGTATTTCAATAAAGCTGCAGCTAATTTTACCAAAAAACGCAGAAGCTTAGGAATAGGCATTACTAATTTCGCTGCATTTTTAGCCAGAAATGAAAAGAAATATTCTGACAAGTCA